CAGCGTCGAGCGGTACAGCTATTCCCGCCGAAGCTCCAAGGGTGCGACACTGCTTATCGTGGACATTTCCTTGCGCGAAATTCGCCAAGTATCAGCCCAATACACGCAAAGCAACAAAGGGCAGGTTGACCAGCCCAAGGAAGCCAGCGCCACGCCGCAAGCTGATAACGGCAAGGTGCAGGCCCAAACGCCGCCAAAATCCACGCTTAAGAGCCTGGCGGACAAGCTGCCGAGCCTGGCCGATAAGGCAAGCTCTTACCTTCAAGGGGCATTGAAATAATGCAACAGATACCCTTACAACCGATTCCCAGCCAATCGGCCAAGGTCGTGTTGGGCGGCCAGAATTGCCAGCTTCTTGTGTNGTCTTCGTGGATATCAACGCGGACGGCGTCGACATTGTTGTCGGCGTCATTGCCCGCGATGCGGTCCCGCTGGTGTGCCGGGATTACATGGGCTTTATCGGAAACTTGCTTTTCATCGACACGCAAGGCAGCAGCGACCCGAGCTATGAGGGCTTGGGCTCCCGGTTCAATCTCGTCTATCTGACGGCGGAAGAATATGCCCTCATTCAGTGACAAGAAGCAATTGCGCTTCGTTATCACGCTGGGAACGGGCAAGTTCGGTTCCAGCAATAACGACCAAATCGTCTTGCAGGGCTTCCGCGCAATCGCGGACATTGACAAGGCCGGCGGCATGATGATGGGCACGCTACGGGCCAAGATGATGGGCACGCTACGGGCCAAAATCTACGGCGTGAAGCAAGCCGATATGAACAGCGTTACGACGCTGCAATGGAAGCCCGGTACGCTGATTCCCAACACCGTGGAAGTATTCGCCATAGACGGCGCCGCGGAAACGCTGGTATTCGCCGGCAACATCGTTAACGCCTGGGCTGACTATCAAAGCATGCCCGACGTGTTTCTGCACATTCAGGCGCAAGCGGCCTTCTTCAATGCCCTTAAGCCCATCCCGCCGCGGAGTTTCAAGGGGCGGGTCGACGTGCCTTCCGTCATGGCGCAAATTGCCCGCGACCTTGGCTACACTTTCGAGAATAACGGCGTAACCACGCAACTGGTCGACGTTTATCTTCCCAATACCGGCATGGAACAGGCCAAAGACCTTGCGCGGGCCGCTGGGTGCGACCTGTACCTTGACGACAAGATTTTGGCGATTACGCCGCCCAACGTGCCGCGGAAGGTCATTATTCCGCTTATCTCCAAGGCTTCGGGCCTGGTAGGCTATCCGACCTTTGACGGTGTGGGCGTCAACTTCCAAACCCTCTTTAATCCCGCTATCACGTTCGGCGGGTCCATCAAATTGGAAACGGACGTACAGCAAGCCGCCGGGGAATGGGTTGTAACCTCCGTCGGCCATCGTCTTGAATCTGAAAAGCCGGGCGGCGCCTGGTTTTCTTCGATTCGCGGCAATTCGATTGGCCTGGCCGTGGTCGCAAGGTGAACTCATGGCTTACAAAGACCCCGTAAAAAAGAAAGCGAACGCGAAAAAGCATAATGAAAAGTATTATGCCAACCGCACCGACGCCCAAAAACAAGCCGATTTGGAACGCGGCCGAAAGTATCGGGAAGAAAACCGGGAATTGCTTATTGAACGTAGGCGCATCCGGCGTTTGGAATTGAAATACGGATTGACGCCGGAGCAATATGCCGCATTGTTTGATACCCAAGGTCGGTGCTGTTCAATCTGTAAATCACCAACGCCGGGCCGCAAATCAGAATGGCACGTCGACCACTGTCACGCAAGCGGAAAGGTTCGCGGTATTCTGTGCGCCTGCTGCAATGTCATGTTGGGCCAAGCGAAAGACAACGAGTACACGCTTTTTGAGGCGATAGCGTATCTGTTGAAGCATAGAGGGGTCGCCAATGGCTGATAAAAACGGCATCCCCAGCGGCCAGCTAAAGCCGCAAAGCACTTGGGGCGAATTCAACAATATGGCCTTCATGGTGCAACAGGCGCTAGGGAAGATGCAAACCGCGACGCTTGTTCGCATTGAGTCTTGCACGAATTCCGGCGGCCTGTCCCCCGTGGGGTTCGTGGACGTCACTCCGCTTGTTAACCAGCTTGACGGCCAAGGCAACCCGACGCCGCATGTCACCATTTACAACTTGCCGTATTTCCGGCTGCAGGGCGGCACCAATGGGGTAATCATTGACCCGCAAAAAGGGGACATTGGGGTCGCCGTCTTCGCTTCCCGTGATATCTCCCAAGTGAAGGCCACACGCAAGCAAGGCAACCCGGGGAGCCATCGCCAATACAGCTTTGCCGACGGCATGTACTTGGGCGGCATGCTCAATGGGACGCCTACGCAATATATCCAATTCAGCGCCGCCGGCATCCGGATTCATTCCCCAACCCAAGTGAAGCTTGACGCCCCCGACGTGCTGATACAGGCCCAAACTGTGGAAATCAACGCCAGCACGTCCACAACGGTCACGACGCCAACCTTCACGGTCAACGGTAACAGCGTGCTAAATGGCACCGTGCAGCAAACCGGCGGCGGCTCCGCGCATTTCTCCGGGTCCATGACGGTCGACGGCGACGTGACAGCGGAGGGCACCAGCCTGCATAATCACGTCCACGGGGGAGTTCAACCCGGCGGCGGTAACACGGGGGCGCCAGTATGACGCAATACAACACGCTTTTACTAGATCAATCCGCATGGGATTTGGTCATAGACAGCGCCGGCAATATCGCCATGGCGACGCCCCCTTACGCCCTGGCCCAAGACGTTGCAAGCGCCGTGCGCCTCTTCTTGGGGGAACTTTGGTACGCGACGACCAAGGGCATTCCGTACTTTGAAGACGTACTAGGCCAGCTTCCGCCGCTGTCCTTGCTAACCGGCTACATTGAGAAAGCAGCATTAACCGTGCCCGGCGTCGTGTCCGCGCAATGTATAATTTCAACATTCGACGCCCGCGAAATTACCGGACAAATACAGTTCATTGACGAAACAGGGAATGCCAATGGCGTTACTTTCTAACGATACTTGCCAAGAGTGGCAGGGGCACCGACGGGCCGACGGTTACGGGTTCGTTTGGGTTGCCGGAGTCGGTAGAAGGTACGCGCATAGAGTCGCGTATTGCAAAGCGCACGGGCTCAAATTGGAGCAAATCAAAGGGCTTGTCGTTCGCCATCGTTGTGACAATCCAGCTTGTGTAAACCCTCAACATTTGGAAATAGGGGCGCAAGCGGATAACATTGCCGACGCGGTATCAAGAGGGCGTAACGCGAAGCTAACGGTTCACGGACGTGCGAAACTAACGGAAGCCGAAATTTCCGCGATTCGTGAAGAATACACGGGGTTTAAGGGGCAACAAGTCATGTTGTCTGCAAAGTATAACGTATCTCAACCGATGATTAGTTATATCGTCAATCGGAAGAATTGGACGGGTAAACCATGACAGTATCAAGCGTTCCAAAAATTCAGTTTACGCCGGCTGGGCTTGTCATCCCCGCGGAAACTGCCGTATTGGCGGGCGTTCAAGACGACATTAACGCCGCCTTTGGGGGCGGGCTCAATCCGGCGCTTGAAACTCCGCAAGGCCAACTTGCTTCCAGCCAGGCCGCGATTATCGGGGACAAGAATAACGAATTTGCATTATTCGTGAATCAAGTCGACCCGCAATATTCCGCCGACCGTTTCCAAGATGCCATTGCCCGCATTTACTTCTTGACCCGCAAGCCGGCCACGCCGACCAGCGTACAGGCCACGCTTACCGGCCTTTCCGGCACCGTTGTTCCGGCCGGCACCCTGGCGCAAGACACGTCGGGCAATACCTACGTTTGCGCGGGTAACGCCACGATTGGGTCGACTGGCACGGTAATTGCAGAATTCCAGAATACCCAAACCGGCCCGATTCCTTGCGCCGCCGGCACGCTTACCCAAGTGTACCAAGCGGTCCCGGGCTGGGACGCAATCACGAACGCGGCCGACGGCACAATGGGGTCGGACGTTGAAAGCCGGGCGGATTTTGAATACCGCCGGAAGAATTCGGTCGCCAAGAATGGCACCGGGACACCCCAAGCGATTTATGCGGAGGTCTTCGCCCTGGCTGACGTTCTCGACGTCTATGTCAAGGACAACCCCACGGGCTCCGCGGTCAATACCGGGTCGACCAATTATCCCATTGCGGCGCATTCGGTCTATGTGGCCGTTGTGGGAGGCACCGACGCGGACGTAGCCGCGGCCATTTGGCGCAAAAAGGATTTGGGTTGCGATACCAACGGGAATGCTTCCGCGACCGTGGTTGACCAAAGCGGCTATAGCTACCCGCAACCCTCTTACGTTATCAAGTTCCAACGGCCGGCAACATTGGCCGTAAAATTTGCGGTACGCATCGTCAACGACCCAAGCTTGCCGTCGAACATTGTAACGCTGGTGAAGAATGCCATTATTGCCCGCTTCAACGGAGCGGACGGGACGACCCGGGAGCGTATCGGGGCGACCATCTTGGCAAGCCGCTACTATGGCGCCGTTGTGGCCGTAGCGTCCAACGTGTCTTTGCTCGACGTGCTGATTGGCACCAGTTCCCCAACTTTGACGCAAATCAATGTTGGGATTGACCAACGCCCGACCGTAAGTGCGGCCGACATTACCGTTACGCTGGTCTAGCCATGATTGACGTCGAACTCACGATTATTAGCCAGTACGCCAATAGCGCGACCATTGTTCAATTGGTCCGCAACATGAATACCTATTTGGACCCGCGGGCGGACTTCGACGCATTCTTCGACTACGTGTGGAACGTTGAAAGCGCCCAAGGGTTTGGCCTGGATATTTGGGGGCGTATCGTCGGCATTTCGCGGGAACTACTGATACCGGCGGCTCCGCTGTATTTTGGCTTTAAGGACGCCTTGCCGGGCTCCTACCCGTTTGACGACCAACCGTTCTACGATGGGACAGCGCCAGTAACACAAACTTACTCGCTTGCCGACGACGCCTATCGGCAATTGATTTTAGTCAAGGCGCTGGCGAACATTTCGGCCACAAACGCCCCGTCGATAAATCAACTTTTGCAAAATATGTTTGCCGGCCGCGGCCGATGCTACGTCAACGACCTGGGGGGTATGGCTCTACGGTATACCTTTGAGTTTGACTTAACCCCCTATGAGTTTGCTATTATGACGCAATCGGGAGCCTTACCGCGCCCGGCTGGCGTGAATGTTTCACTTTTCCAAAGCGCCTTGCCTTTGTTCGGGTTTTCGGAGGCTGGGGTATCGGCCGCGCCCTTCGGGCAAGGCGTATTTGTTCCACAAGGGGCCATGAATGCAGCTAACTAACACCCCGGGCAAACTGGTTTTGCCCTTCGCCAATGCTGGGGCGAAAAACACCATTCCGACGGCGTCGTTGCCGCCGGGGGCGTCCCGCCTTCTGGCTTGGACATGAACGGCATTCTTTTTGAACTGTCGGCAATTCTTCGTTGGGCCAACGCTGGCGGGGGCTACGCCTTCGACGGAGCGTTCGCTACGAACAGCAACGTCGGCGGGTATCCCAAGGGCGCCCGCATCATGCGGTCGGACGGCCTGGGCTACTGGTTCAACACGGTCGAAAACAACACCACGGACCCGGAGAATACGGGCGCTGGTGTGGCCGCCGCCGCTGGCTGGGTGCCTGACTACACGAACGGTGTAACGACCGTCGCTATGGCAAGCGCAAACGTGACCCTTACCCCTGTGCAGTACGGTAAGCCGGTCATTGTCATTACGGGCACGCTTACTGCCAATCTGAATTTGATTTTCCCGAATCTCGCCAACGAATGGAAGGTAATCAACAACACGACCGGGGCCTACTCCGTAACCTGCAAGACTGCCGCCGGAACTGGCGTCGTCGTCAACTCCGCGCAAGCCATCGTCGGGGACGGGGTCAACATTTACAGCGCGGTCAACGACGCAATTTCGTTGCTTGGCAAAAACGTAGCGCGCGCCGCTGGAACTGCTGACGCCCTGATGGCCGCATTTACTCCGGCGCCGCGCTCCTGGCCCGACGGCGTTCCTTTCTTTGTCCGTGCAGCAAGCGCGAATGCTACGACGACCCCAACCTTCACGCCGAACAGCGGCACGCTGACGGCTAAAACAATTGTCAAGGGCGCCAATGGTGCTTTGGTTGCCGGAGATATTGCCGGCGCCGGCCATTGGTTGGCGTTGCAATACGACGCTACGCTTGATAAGGTTGTTTTGTTAAATCCGGCGTTTGGCATATACAGCGCGTTGCCGGCCGGCTCTNNGCTCTGTTTGCTGCCATCGGCACGACCTTCGGTGCGGGAGACGGTTCAACAACATTTAACTTACCGGACCTTCGAGGCGAGTTCATTCGTGGTTGGGATGAAGGGCGCGGCGTGGATTCCGGGCGCGGTATTGGTACGTGGCAGGACTCCGATAACAAGAGCCATACCCACAACTTCCGTGGCGGTAATGCGGTGAATGGAGGGACGATATATAACGCGCAATACGGTGGTGGTGGCTCCAGTTACACGATTGAGGCAACGGGCTCAATTGTTTCGGAGGGTGGCGTGGAGGCTCGCCCGCGCAACGTCGCCCTACTCGCTTGCATCAAATATTAATCGGAGCGTGCTATGAAAACGGTTTCTCAGCTTGATAACAACAATTTCTTTTCTCATCCAACTGAAGCGGACGAGTCCCCACTGGAACCCGGCGTCTTTTTGATTCCCGGCGGTGCAGTAAATGCGGAACCGCCTGTTGTTGTACCGGGTAAACGGTACAAGTGGAACGGTGAGCAATTTGTCGCAGAGGACATTCCCGAGCCCGTGGTGGAACCGCCTGTACCGCTGACGCCGGAGGAGCTTGCGGAAAAGGTGCGCCTCGACCGCAATGGTAAGCTGACGCTGTGCGACTGGACTGTCCTTTCCGACGCACAGCTGACGACCACACAGAAGGCGAACTGGAAGGCGTACCGCCAGGCCCTGCGCGACATTACCGACCAGCCCGGATTCCCGGAGACGGTGGTGTGGCCGGTGCTGACATGGCCAATCTGACATCCATCCTGCTCTGGACCATCGGCTTCCTCTGGGCCTTCTGGGGCATGTACGTCTTGGTAATGGGCATCTATCGGGCGCATATTTCAAAAAGACTTGGCCCCGTAACTTTTTGCCTTTCGCTCCCTTTCGTCGCCGTCGGCTTAATAATGGACGCTTTTGCAAATATGACCATTGCTGCATTGATTTTCTGTGAATTCCCCCGGGAACTGCTGGTAACTGCACGTTTGCAACGCTATGTCGGGCAGGGTGCGGGCTGGCGTTTCACTATTGCCAATTGGGTTTGCAATAACCTATTGGACGTTTTTGACCCGTCCGGCAATCATTGCTAGGCGAAATAATTAACCCTTTACAAGATAGGAAGCATCATGGGGGACGACAACAAAAAAGTTTGCACCTTGGCGCCCGAACATTGCCCACACGTAGCCGAGGCCGCCGACACGGCCGTTAAAAAGGTCTTCGCCATTCTTGGCGTCGACGTCGACGTCCCCAAAGAGGTCGAACAGTTCCGCGAAAATCTCCGCTTTGGCGCCAACANNTCGTGTCTTCCATCGTCAAGGGTCATTGACATGAAGTCGCGCAAATTCATTTTGGCCCTGTTGACACTTGCCAGCGCAACGGGGCTTTGCATTACCGGACACATTGCTGACGGCGTTTATTCCGCTGTTGTCATTGCAACGGTTGGGGCGTACATGACGGCCAACGTCGCCCAAAAAGCTACGGCCAAACCTTCGGAGACTTGAACCATGCGACGCTTTCTTCGTTATCGTTTTCTCTTCCTGCTGGTGGGCACGCTGATTGCCGCCGGCTTTTCCTTCTACAGTGACCCCGACAGCGGCTTGTCGACCCTCTTGGGCGGCTTGGCTATCGCGCAAGGCGTTTGGGCCGTGGCCGCTTCGCATTGGGCACGTAAGGCCCTGACGGACTACCCCGAAGCCGACCAGCGCCAGCTATTCGCCAAGGCCGGGGAAAGCCCCGTCGGCGCCGGGCTGGCCCTTATTGCCCTGGCTATCGTGTTCGTCGGCCTGCTGCTGGTCTTTGCGCCCCGTGCCCATGCTGACACCCTGCCGGCCGGTTTCGCCACGTATGGGCCGATTCTGAAAGCGGAGCAGGCCAAATATTGGGCCGACCACCCGGACCCCGCGGCGCTGGCCGCCCTGGTTGAACAGGAATCTTGCGCCAGCTTGAAGTCGGCCAAGTGCTGGAACCCGGCCGCACGGCTCAAATCGGCACGCGAAGAGGGCGCCGGCATGGGGCAAATTACCCGGGCCTATCGTGCCGACGGCTCCTTGCGCTTTGACGCCTTGGCGGGGCTCCGTGACCAGTACGGGGCCGACCTGGCCGGGCTGTCTTGGGATACCGTCTATGCCCGCCCCGACCTGCAATTGCGGGCGCTGGTACTCATGAGCAGGGACGCTGCCCGGCCATTCCGAGGGTCGCCGGGTTGGCTGCATTTCGGGGACGCTGGATATAACGGCGGCGTCGCGGGCGTGCAAAAGGAGCGTAGGGCCTGCAAGCTGTCCGCCGGTTGCGACCCGTCCCGATGGTTCGGGCATGTGGAAGCGCATTGCCTCAAGTCCCGACAACCCCTTTACGGCGGCCGTTCGGCGTGCGATATCAACCGGGAGCATGTGCGTAACGTCTTCTTGGTTCGCCGGGCCAAGTACGTCGGGGTAATGTCATGAACCGCCTGGTCGGCATGATCGTTGGCAATCCCGCCTTGTTACTGTGGATTGCCGCGGGCGCTTTCGTGCTGGGACTGACGACGGGCACCGGGGGCGCCTGGTGGGTCCAAGGGTTACGCCTTGATGCTGTGCAAGCCAAGTACGACGGATTTGTTGCCACAACCAAGGCCCAAGGGGAAGCCGCCAAGAAACTGGCGGACGCCCAAGCGGCCGAAGACAAACGGAAAAAGGAGAGTTCCGACCATGAATATGAAACAACTATTGCCAGCCTTCGCGCTGACGTTAAGCGCATGCGCGACGACCGTGCCGGTAGCCGTTTCGTGCCCGCCGCCCCCGCCGATTCCCGAAGTATTGGCCTCGCCTGCTTCGACCGGGCCGAGCTTGAGCGAACGCTACAACAATTTGACGAAGCAGTTACGGGACTCATTGCAGAAGGCGACGCGGACGCCGTAGGGCTCAACGTTGCGAGGTCTTGGGCGGCCGGCATTCGCTCCGGTACGTCCCTTGGTAATCCGGCCAGTGTCCGGCCTTGACCATGTCGCAATAAAGGGCCGCTTGGGCTTGCTGGTCTTCGTAATCCATGTGGCCGGCAAGTCCCAACAGCAACACCAGCGCCGCGGCAATCGCGGCCATTCGGTAACGGCTCATAGTTCCACCCTATCCAAAAATAAACGGTAAGCGGCACGCATGCCAGAAAGTCCCCCGGCGTTCGCCTGGTAGGTCTTGACCATTTCAGCGGCCACGTCGACAGGGAGTTCGGTCGGCATTCCCTTGGGCTTGATAGGAAGGGGGGCCGCTTCGATTTTGGCAACCTTGGCGACCGCCCTCTTGATGTTCTTGCGGCACTCCGGCGGCTCCGGGTCGTTCATGTCCCAAACAAGGCCGCACGGGACACAACGCATTTGGTCGCTTTCTTGCCTGGCATGGCAGTTATGGCGCTTCATCGCGGGTTAATCCTGAAAAGTTGGGCAACAGCGACGCCCGCCAGCAACC